TGGTACCCGGCAGAATCTCGTCCGGCTTGGGCGCGTAGGCGGTGACAACATCACCCGCTTCAACCTGAACGTCGTCAATCCAGATTTCATCGCCTTCGACACGGGTGCCGATTGAAGTTATCCATAGCCACCCGTCCCCGTTAGTTGCGAGCGGGACGACCGATCCAGAGTTCCAAAAAATCTTGAATATGTATCGTTGCCACTGAGATGTAAGGTTTGGGTTAGAGATTACGTTCTGAATCTGCGGGCCGTTATTCCATGCAAGAGTGCATCCGGTCATGCTGGCTCCGCCTACTTTCTTGGCGTAAAAGCTGACAATGTAATACTGACCTGCTTGCCAGCCACCAGCTACTGCGCTCTTAACGACACCAAGCGTACCGCCTGGAGTAGCCCCCGTCACTGCCACTTGGCAATACCCAACTAACCTTCCAGCATCAAGACGGCGAGTAGCGTTGCCGTTGTTATTGTATAGCCCCCAAAACCCCCCCTCGAACGAGCTATTTACACAAAGATTGCCCCCGCCAATTTGAATGTTCAACTTGTCAGCAGTCACTGCGCCAGTAGAGATTTGCGCCCCGGCAATCTGGCCGGTCAGCTTTGCTGCACTGATTGCTGCAAGCTGCGCGTCAGTCAGTTGGCCGGTGATCTTCGAGGCTTCCAGCGCGGCTACCTGGCTGGCTGCCAGCTGCCCGGTGATGTCGGCGGCTGCCGTGCTGGAAACGTAGGCGGTGCCGTTCCAGCGGTACAGCTTGCGGTCAGTCGTGAGCACTACCAGGTCGGTTCCTTGGTACGTGCTGGGCAATGCGGAAACCTGCTTCGGCACCTCCATGTCTGCAGCAAGTTTGGTCTGATCAATCACCCCAGCAGCAATCTTGGCGGCTGTAATCGCTCCATCAGCCAGTTGGCTCGATGCCAGCTGACCCGACACCTTGGCTGCGCTGATCGCGGCGAGCTGGCTATCGGTGAGCTGACCGGTGATCTTCGAGGCTTCCAGCGCGGAAACCTGGCTGGCCGCCAGCTGGCCGGTGATATCGGCGGCTGCCGTGGTGGAAACGTATGCGGTGCCGTTCCAGCGGTATAGCTTGCGGTCGGTCGTGAGCACTAACAGGTCAGTGCCTTGATGCGTAACCGGGAGCGTACTGACTTGCTTTGGTACCTCCATATCCGCCGCAAGCTTGCTCTGGTCGATTGCATTGGCGGCTATCTGAGCGGTCGCGATCTGCCCTGTGAGCTTGGCCGCTGCAACAGCCGCGATCTGCGCGTCAGTGAGCTGGCCGGTTACCTTGCCGGCCTCGATACCTGCAAGCTGCGCCGCCTGTACCTGGCCGGATATATCTGCAGCACTAACATCCTTCGCATATGCTGCGCCATTCCACCGGTACAGCTGGTTGTTCCAGATGATCGTTGACGTCGACTTTACCGTGGGAAGGCTGGCGGCAGTGATGATGCCGACCGGCTCAATGCCGCTGGCAAACTTGGTTCCAGAAATACTGCCATCGGCAATTTGCGCGGTCGTAATCTGCCCTGTGAGCTTGGCCGCGGCAACAGCCGCAATCTGCGCATCAGTAAGTTGGCCAGTTACCTTGCTGGCTGCCAGGCCTGCGATTTGAGCATTGGTTACCTGGCCGGCAATATCTGCCGCGTCCACGTCTTTGCGCCATGCGCCGCCCACGATGCGGTACAGCTTGCCATCGGTGGTTAGTGCCGCGGTGTCGCCGTTTTGCCATCCTGCGGCTGGTAGGGATGGCAGTACAGCGACAACCCGGGTCGGCCGAATGCCTGATGCAAACTTGGTGATATCGACAGCGCCAGCAATGATCTGGCCAACGTTTACAGACCCCAGGGCAAGCTGGTTCTCGGTGATCTTGCCTGCTAGCACCTGCTGCAGATAACTGGCATCCATGCCGGTTTCGCCGCGCGTTCCGGTCTGACTATTGAACGGCCCGACGCGTGGCGGCGTGCTGGTCGAAACGTGGCGCAGCCAGTACCAAGCCACACGGCTGCCGCCTATCGAATCCGTGTAGACAGTTGACTGCGTGGTGCCTACCAGCACGGCCTGTGAAAAGTCGTTGCTGTCTGCGCGCCATACTTCTGTGTATGCATGGTTTCGGTAGCCCGGCTTGTCGAACGAAACAATGATCAACGCCATGCCACCTTGTGCCGCAACACCCGTCGGAGCCGGCGGGATGGTACTGTCGATTAAGGCATCAACTACGGTTTCAGGTAGCGCGCTACCTGCGCCAGCGCTGCCGCCGGTGGCAGTGCTGGACGCCGAGACAATACCGCCCTGTTGCAAGGCTTCCACGATCTGCTTGAGCGGGCTAAGTACCTGGGCGATTTCACGCGGCACCTTCGATGAAATGGCCGGCACTGCCGGCAACTTGCGATCCCGGCTCATGCGCCACCCCCTGCAAACTCTTGGCTATCGTGCGCGAGTTGCACAGCCTCTACTTCGCCGCCCCCCTGCACTTCCAGCTGCAGCTTGCCAACCCAGCCCAGCGGGGTGCGGACAGGCATGGACGATGCGACGGTAAGCGGGATCGTGGTGCCGTCAGCAATCAGGCTGACCGATGCCGGATAGCTTGCGGCCAACACCCGGAGCCACGGGAACGGCGGCACGCCATCGAGACGAACCGGTGCACCGCGCCACTGCATTGAGGCCAGGCCGGCGCCAGGCATGCCAAACTTGGTGATAGTGCCGGTGACGTTGGCCAGGTACAGCGCATCATTCTGCAGATCGACAAAGCCGGTAACGGCATCGGTATCGAATGTGCTCATGCTGGGCTGATCCGTAAACAGGTCACTGAAAACGTAGCCTCGCTGCTGGCCGGCGACGGTAACCAGTGCGACATAAGCATTGTCCTGCCAGAACCCTTGCATGGTGTCTGGCGCAATGGCCTGCCAGTCCTCGCGCGCCATCAAGGGCTGCGTCAGCACCTTGGCGCCACCATCACCTATGTAGCAGAGGCCGTCCGGGCTGGCGTAGATGACGCCGGCGCCGATACTGGCAATGGATGCGGCCGAAACACAGGCCTGCGGTAGATCGGCACGCTCCATGCTCATGCCTGCCGGATCTACGCCGGTTACCAGGTACGGCTGCCCTTTGGTCAGAACAACCAGCGTTTGTCCGAAGTGGCCCAGGCCAACAATCGGAGCACCCGCCGAGAGGCCGTACTTCTTGGGCCAGGCATACGGTAGGTATGGTTCGCAGAACAGCACATCATTGCCGGCATAGCCCGCCATGACGCCATTCGGCAGCTCGATGAGGCCTGCCAGGCTATCGGGTGGCATGTCGTAATCAAGCGTCGAAATCTGCTCCTCGTTGCCGGTGATGGCAGTGCTGTGCGTAAACGAGGCCTGCGCGACAGGGATTTCCCCCACCAGGACGAGCACGTCGGAGCCGCCTACGGCTTCGGTGCTGCAGTAGATTCGCTTGGTGCTGATCTGGTACGCCCCTGTCGGCGCGACGGGGATGTTGCTCAGCTGAACAGACTCGCCAGGCTTGACGGCCAGAATGGACGATGCCGGTGACGGTGGACCCTCCTCGCCCCAAGCGCTGACGTAGGTAACCGCATAAAAGCGGTCTACTGGCAGGTCTGTTGCCGACGAGGTACTGGCCTTGGCCACCGTCGGCGCGCTTGCCGGCGCCGGGATGCCCAGCCGGTACGACACGTTGGGGAAAACTGTGGCCCCATTTACGGCCAACTGCAGGTTGGTCACCTTCGGCGGGCCGTCACCAGTGAAGTACAGGCGCTCGGACGTATCGCCGGCAATTGCACCGTAAACCGCCTTTACGCCAGCAGCAGCCCAGCCCAGCCAGTACAGCGTGTCATCCGGCTGAGTACGCCCCAGGCGGAACACAGAGCGCACTGTGCGAGCCAAGGCCTTCACCGGAACATTGGCGAAGGCCGGGCGAAGGTTTCCGTTGTCGAATCGGCAATTCTTGGCAATCACGGCAAAGCCTTTGGCCAGCCGCTCAGGGGCAATACGCGGCGCCATGCCGCGAAAGGTATTGAAAGACAGAAGCACTGACTGGTTGCTCCAGTACAAGGCTCCTGCCTGTTACATGAATGACGCTCTGGTCCTGCGCGGGCGATTGCCGCCAGGGTTGATGCCGGCACGGTTTGCGACCACAACAGCACCATCGAACAGGCCACCATGATAGCGCGCCATATCGGGGTTGCTCCAGTCCTTGCCGGCTGAAGCGGCCAGGATATGCACCGCTCCTGACGCAATGGCGCGCCGGTAGTCATACAGCCTGTCATCCAGGCTGGTAGCCATTGCGGTTGGCCGCAGCGCAAGCACGACGCCCTGCTGCTGAGGTTTACCGGCATCCATCAGCAGCGAGCCGTAAGCACTCAGCAGCATGCCATCACCCTCGATGACACCACACACTTCCTGCTCCGGTGGAATCGGCGCAGAAAGAACCAGGCCGCCCGGGCCCGCTGCGGCATCTGTCGCGTGACGCACGAAGCGCGACCGCTTACAGAACTCGCGAGCAGCATCACGCAGCGCATCCAGCACCACGAACTCCGGGCAGCCTGGCAGGTCAGGCAGCGCATAGCGCAGCAGGTCGTTAAGCGTCATTGCTACCCGCCGGTGGCGTTGACGGCGCCGTCGCTCCGTCCACCTGCGACTTGAGGCCCAGGCTATTCGAGAACGCGGCATATGCTTGGCTTGCTCGCTGAGCATTTCCCGCATAGCTGGCGTCTTTGCTGTAGCCACGATACAGGACGTAATCCAGGATCGCGTTTGCGTACACGTCATCCAGTTTGATCACGTCGGCCGTTGCAATATTGCTCAGCTGGGTGTCAGTCAGGGTGTGCGGTGTCGGAACCGACGAGTAGACAATCTCGACCTCCGCAGTCGCCAGCGCCGGAGGGTAGACCAGAAATTCCTTGGGCAGCTTGGGGTCGAACATGAAATGCTGGATATCAACGCTTGATGCCTGGTTGTGCCATTCCGGCATCTGTTCATCCAGGATGCGGCGATTGATCGAGCGGATTGCACGCTTTGCGCTGGTCGCAGCCGTATTGCGCACTACGTCCATGAGGCGCAGCGCGCCGGCAGGTGTCACTGCAATGCTCTGCCGGGTGCCCGGGGTCAGAGTAATTTTGGCCGATTGCGCATTAGCGTCAGGCCTGGCCAGAATGATTTCTTTGTATGCGTCATTCAGCCAGTTCTGCAACTCGGTACGTGGCCACCGCGTGCTGGTATTGTCCTGCAGCAGCGTTTGCGCCCGGCCAATAATGTCTACAACCTTGGTTACCGGCATGGCTATTCACCCTGCTCATCAGTCAGCGGGGCTTCAACGGGCGCGGCGGTGGCCTTCTTGCGCCCCTTCGGTGCAGTCGCCGGCTGGTTGGTGTCGGCGTCGGAATCCAGCAGGAAGCCATCACCGTAAGGCTGATAGGCCTCGCTTACTGCGAGCAGCTTTTCAGCATGATCATCGTCAGCCACTTCAGCCACGTGGGCGCCATCGTCCTGGGGTTTAAAGTGGTAGGTCTTGCCGCCCAGCTCAACAACAGTGCCGCCCTGGCGCTTCAGGATGCATTCAATTTTCATGGTGGTCCTTTCTGAAGGTAGCGCCCCGTCCGGGGCGCCTGGGTGGTTACTGCTTGATGAAAACGATCAGTTTGATCTTGGCACCGGGCACCAGCGTCGCCGCACCGGTGGCCACGCGCATGCCGATAGCGCGCTCAGTCTCGGTCTTGGCGATGCGGAAACCGCTGGCCTTGCTCATGCGAGAGGTGCCGCCGGTGCGCGCAGTCTGGTCGGCCGCAAACAGCTCGGAGCCGCAAGTGCGCGAGTTGTCTTTCTTGCCGACCTCGCCGGACACAAAGCCCACATCGAGGGCAATGGTCGGCGCGCCGTTGGAGTCAGCATCGTCGGCAACCAGAGTCGCATCGCAGACGGTGCAGTATGCCGGCAGGCGGAGCATTTCCACCACGTCACCGGCTGCCAGTGCGGCCGGAATGGTGAATTCGCTTTCCATGGCGACGGCAACACCGGAGGTAAGCGGGCCCGGAGTGGTGACGATGCCGCGGGCTTCATTGGTTTGGAAAATGGCCATGCTCGATCTCCTTAGTTCGGGTCGGCGGCGGCGGTGTCGATGGCGATAACGCCAAAGTCACGCTCACCGTAACGGGTTTTCTTGAAGCCCCACATCGTGCCGGCAGCGACTTCCAGCTGGTTGCCGTGGTCTTTGGCTTCTTCGGACCAGTCCATGCTGTTGTAGCCATTGGCCGAGCCAGCGGCTTCCACGCCCGCCTGGGCGCCCAGCAGCAGCGCGCGACCTGCGGCGACGTTCTGGCCGACACCGTAGTCGTTGAACACCACGCCGAATTCGTGGGAGTGCAGCACTACGCCTTTGATCATGCCCAGCGTGCCCTTGAAAATCGGGTTGCTGCGGCCTTCGGAGGCGGCTGCGGCCTTCTGGATTTCCATCCAGCCAGCGGCGCCAGACTCTTGGCGCAGATCGTGCTCCTGGAAAGTGTTCATCAGCATCACCAGACGCTTTTCGCCTTCGACCATCACCGGCTTCAGGTTCACGTTGGCGGGATTGCGCGCCATCATCTTGCGGCTGCGAACTTCGGCGCGCTCGATCAGTGCGCGTGACATTTTGTCGGCGGCTGTCAGCGAGGCCTTGGAAGTCGCGGCGCCGGCGTACATGATGTGGTCTTCATCCGGCGGCAGGATCGGGTTACCGGCAAAGCCGGCAAAGTCGGTCGGCAGGATATAGTCGCCATCGTTGGCGCCACGAGCGCCGGACAGGTACACGAAACGAATCTGTTCGCGCCATTCGCGAAAGTATTCGTGCAGCTGGGATTTGCACAGGGTGCGCATGTCGTGCAGCGAACGCTTACGGGACATGCGGCCGCCGGTGTTGAAGGCCTTCCGGTGCTGGTCGATGAAGATTTTGTCTTGCAGGAAGGTCAGGTTATCGGCCGTACCTTCCAGGATCGCATCGCCATCAACGCCTTTACCTTTGGCGCGCATCAGCAGGTCGAACATCAGTTCGGCGCCGGCATCTTTTTCCAGATCGCGCTTCTTCTGGATGATGCTGTTTGCGTTGTTGGAGATGAATTTGTTGAAATAGTCGTCGCTGTTAACCTGCGCTTCGAGCACAGTCGACCAGCGTTTTACCGCCTGGGGCGAGTTAACCCCGATTTGAGTCCCTTTGGACATGGAGCGTTACCTCTCGGTAGTGCGCTCCTGCGCGGGATATGAGTTGTTGCCCGTTAATTTTGGGGCAGTTGCATGCCGCCATCAAGAGTGTTTTTCGATGGCCACGCTGCGGGGTGCGTCGATCGACAGCTTTGCGCGAGCACCATCTTTGTTACCGACCATCACCTGCGCCTGCTCGGCGCCATGACTGTAGGTAAAGCTTGCGCCGGGCTTTGCCGTCACGGTAAAGGTGGCGCTGCCGTCGGCATTCTTGCGGAGCATGGTTACTTCCAGGCCGGTACCAACCTTGATCGAATCGCCCTTGTTCATTTCGCTATGCAGCATTTCGTTCCTTTCGATTAACCTTCGCGCAGCCAGGCTTCCAGCTGCGCTTCGTCCATTTTTGCCACGGCGTTGACCAACTGATCACCGCGCGCATTGTTCAGTGCCGCGAAACGGCTACCCGCGCTGGCCATTTCGGCCTTGGGCATGCTGCCCAGGGTGGGCGGCAGCTGTACGGGCTTCTTGGCGGAGGCCGCCGGGGCTGCCGGCTTTTTCTCTGCCGGAGGCGCTGCCGGTGCAACGCCATTCAGCTTCTGTACTTTGCCGTGCGCGATTTCCAGAATCTTTGCATCGGCCATACCCTTGTTGATGGCTGCAGTAGACTTCAGCATCGCGTCCAGCTCGGCCAGGCGCTCACGGTTCGGCGTGCCATCCTGGTTCAAGTAGAAGTCCTTGTTTTTCACCGTCACGAAGTCGGTGCAGGTCTGCTGCCAGCCCTTGATGTAGTCGGCGCGCTTCTGCTCATACTGCTCCAGCTGGCGGCTGTAGCCATCCTGTTCACGCTCTACAAGGCGGCGGTCGGTGGCCAGTGCGTGCAGCTTGGCTTCGATGGCCAGGCGCTCGTCCAGAATGTCGGACTCCAGCTTGTCGCCATCCTCTACCGCCTTGATCAGCTCTTTCAACTGACCGGCCAGCTCGGCATGCGATGCCTGGATGCCTGCCAGCTCGGTAGCAAAGTCGCGCGCAGCCGGCGGCTCCGGCGGAAGTGATTGCTCCGATATCACTGATTGCATGGTATCAGCGTCTTGATTTACTGCGGAAGAGGCATCTTCACCGGCGGCCGCCAGATCATCGGCACCAGCCAGGGCATCTTCGGTGTCGTCGTCACTGTTGGCTTCGGCCAGCATTTCGGCTTCCAGGCGCGCAATAAGCTCCGGCGGCGCCTCGCCGGACTCGATCAGCTCGATCTCTTCCAGCGTGAGGGTATCTGCTGCGGTTGGGTTCTCGATGGCGGCCAGTGCCTCAGCTGCGGCCAACTCGCTGGCGTCGGGGGTTGCCTCGATTTCCGGCAGTTCGATTTCGTTGTCAGTGGTGCTCATGTGTCAGTCCTTGATGGGGTGCGCTCCTGCGCGGGTTCGGTCAGTCCAGAATCATCCAGTCATCGGCCAGCGCATCACTGCCGCTCGGCACCCAGGTGGCCACGTCGCCCTGTGCGGTTTTCAGTGCCATGTACGCGCGGTACGGCACCAGCGCACCTTCACCGAAAAACTGCTTGGCTACGCCGGTTTGCGCCGGGTAGCTGGCGGCCGGCACCAGGTATACGAACATGCCTTGGCCGTTCCAGCCGGCCCGCGCCACGCGCTTGCCTTGCTTCATGGCCTCGATGGCCAGGCCAAACGGCATGCCGGAGGCTGG